GGATCCGCCCACAGTCTGCTCCGTTCTCCGTCGATTCCGGCTTTTCGTCCTGCTGCGGAAATGTCTTGGCAGGGAAACCCTCCCGAAACAATGTCAGCAATTCCTCGCCATGGTCTGCCGTCAAAGGTTCGAACGTCATCCCAGATGGGAAACGGCGCCAAGCATCCGTCGTTTTGTCGCGCCACAAGTACGCTTGCGGCGTAGCTGTCGTATTCGACGGCGCACACAGTGCGCCATCCGAGCAGGTGCCCGCCGAGGATGCCGCCACCGGCTCCGGCGAACAACGCAAGCTCCCGCATTGTTTCATCATCGCTCGACTTATTAGCCATGACATTTACCACGCCTCATTCTCTTCAAACAAGCCATCCGCCTTATCCAGACACGCCAGACACAGCACAACCGGCTTCCCGTCCTCTGTATCGCAAGTGTCAAGCTCAATCCCGCTTTCGCGATGCTTGCCGCATTCGCTGCATTGCACCGCCGTCCAACACAATCCCATGATTCGGTCCACATCTTCCGGCTTCGGCTCCGGCCCCAAGTCGCGCAGCCGTTGTTGCCGGTCGCGGTTCCACGGTTCGAGACGCGAAAATTGATCGAACCACTTCACCGCCTCACGCGCGTAAATCTGCCTGTTGACATATCGCACTGTCCACGCCCTTTCTGGTTACGTTTCAAATTTCCGTCGTGGATATTCTTGTATACCGTGTTTTTTCAACAACGATTCCGCCGCTTCAAAAGCATCTGGGCATGGATAATGCACAAGATGACAAACCACATCCAACGCCTCCGCCAAGTCAGCGGCGTGCTCACATTCTTTTTTCAATTCCGCCGCAACCAATAGCCGAAATCCAGAAGGATGGAAGGCGTTGTAAAAATACGACCAAACGCTGCCATCTTCACACAAAACAAACGCCGCCTCCTCGTGTCCAGCCGATACATTCCATGACACGATCTTTGAAGATGGATAAGACACAAGCTCAGAATCTTTTTTTCCACTCACGCCAACTCTCCAAAAAATTTGGACACTTCGAACGGTTAAAACGGCACCTCGTCATACGCCCCAAACTCCGCACCTTCGATCGGCTCTCCGGCCTTGCCGTCGAGCCTACCAATCCAATCCGCCTCAGCCGGTTTCGGCCCCAGCATGTAATTGGTGATCCGCCAAAATCGCCCTTCTTGCACCGCCTTGATGGCCGAGCAATCAGCCAGCCCGCCGGCATTCGCAATGGCCAACGCGTTGTCGATGCCAACGGGATTGGCGTGTTCGCATCGCTTGCCCCACCAAGTCTTGGCCTTCGAGCCGTAAAACCCGTCCCGCCAATCGTACTCGCCGATCCCGACATATTCCGAGACGACTTGCGGCATCTCCGCACCGTCCTCGGTCACCTCGTAATCCACTCGCAAGCTAACGCTAGAGTCCTTCTTTTTGACGTGCTTGCTGTAGCGAATACTGACAACGGAAAACAACGTCGGCTTAACTTGGTCGACCAATGCGGGCGCATCGTCCGCCGAGGCGTCATGCCTTGCCTTCGGTATCGTGTCTTCCGCGAATTCGTGCCCGCATTCCTCGCAGACTTTGGCCGCTAGCGGCGCTGGTGCCTTACATTCAGGACACTTCTTTTCCGGTGCTGCGTGCGTTCCGGATTTGCTTTTGCTCACGCCGTAATCGTCCGCGTCTAATGGCCCATGACGACGGAGATTCTGCCCGAAGTCGAGAATCAAGCAATCCTGTTTGCCATCGAACAGCCTTAGCCCGCGGCCGCACATCTGCGCGAACAATCCAGGGCTACACGTAGCCCGCAACACCGCGACACAATCGACGCCGCGAGCATTGAACCCGGTGGTTAGAACGTCGCAATTGGCGATCCAACGTAGATGCCGAGCCTTGAACTTGTCGATGATTGCTGAGCGTTCGAGCGGTACGGTTTCGCCAGTCACAACGCCCACTTTATCGCCGGTTAGCTCCGCAATCTTGGCTGCCACTTTTCGAGTGTGCGACACGCCAGCACAGAACACCATAACCGACTTTCGTCCAGCCGTCTTGGCGACAAGCTCCGCGACGGCCGATTGCGTGACGCCTTCCACATCGAAAGCCGCCTCCATATCCCGTTGAACGAACTCGCCACGCTGAACGCGGATCGAGTCGGTCTCGATTTCTTCGCGGGCCCGGCAACTGACAATTGGCGACAAGTAGCCATCGGCAATCAGCTTGCTCAACTTGGCGTTGTAGCTCACGCCGCCAAAGATCTCGTCCTTGCCGTATACCGCCCCTGTCGACGTGCGATAGGGCGTTGCGGTCAGCCCAACGAGCCGCAAGTTAGGATTGCACTGGCCCAATGCGTCCAGGAATCGACGGTAGCCGCTGGTCTCGTCCGGCCCTACTAGATGCGCCTCGTCGACGATGACCAGCGAACGCGAGCCGAATTCGCTGGCACGATTGACGACTGATTGGATCCCCGCAAACACCACAGCATGGTCTGTGTCGCGTTGACGCAAGCCAGCAGAGTAGATGCCAACATCCATCCCGGGGACGAGCGTACGTAGCTCTGACGCGTTCTGTTCGAGCAGTTCCTTTCGATGGGCCAAGACGATGACACGCCGATTAAGCTCGACGACACGCCTTGCCAGTTCGGCAATTACGATTGATTTGCCGCTGCCAGTTGGCAGGACGATTACGGGCGCGGTTTTCGCGTTCTTCAGCCATCGCCACGTATGCTCGATGGCTTCGTATTGGTACGGTCGCAATTCCATTGCTTAGTCCATCCCCGGCAGCATGGCCGCCGCTTTCTTCTTGGGCTTGTCGGCTTCGAGCGTTTTCAAGTTTGAGACGGCTTGGTTGAAGTACGCTGGCTTAAGCTCGCAGCCAATCGCACGACGTCCAAGCGATACCGCCCCATAAACTTCGCTGCCAACGCCCATGAATGGCGTCAGGACGGTTTCTTCGGGATTCGACCACATCGTGACCGATCGCTCGATGACGTCGAGTTGCAGCGGGTGGACGTGCTTTTCATCCTCGTCGTCTTTCGCCTCACGATGCGGCAACACGCGATCGATGCGAATATCCATCCAGACAGACGACGCGTACCGCCGCCAAATGTACTGGCTGTACTCGTTCTGCTTTTGGTCGCCTTTCATGCCTCGAAGACGGTGCAGCCGTTCCGGCGGTTGGTCCTCGCCAGCGTATTCGAGCAATCCATTTTCATGGACGACCGGCACAGGATTTTCGCCCTTGCAGCGGAACATCAGCAGATAGTCGGCATTGGCAACGCTGTTCTTTGTCGAGTCGTCGCACAGCGTCGCGTGATGCAGACTCTTCATCATGGTGCGATTGCGAACCATCAGCGGTTCTTTCCAGATGACACGCCGCCCGCCGTAGGCGAATCCCCGCGATTCGTGTTCCGCGATGATACGGCCCGGCAGGTCGAACATGGCATCACAGCCCGCGTTACTCAACGGGATGTCCATGCAATGCACAGCGCTGATCCTGCCCGGCATCGTCACGCGTGCAAGCTCGTCGAGAATGTAGCCGTAGTGCTCGAAGAACTCATCATGGTTAATGCAGTTGGATAGGTCGCGTTCGTCGCTGCTGTATTGATACAGCCCAGCGAACGGTGGCGAGTAAACCGTCAAGTGTATCGACTCGTCCGCGATTTTCTTAAGCACCTCCATGCAGTCGCAGTTGTAGATTGCGTATCGATCGGTGATGAGTTGTTCTTTCACGCCCATTTTGGTAACTCCAATTCGCTAGTGTAAATGTCCTGCCTCTCGATCCTCACAGCCTCATTCATCTGCTCGACAAGCTTGGCGAACATATCGTCAGCCCGCTTGCCCTTCGCTCGCATGTTGCCAAGCACGCGAATTTCACCCTCCGTCGCCACGACGTCCAGTTGTACCGGCCGCTTTTGGCCGAATCGCCAGCAGCGCCGAACGGATTGGTAATACTGCTCGTAGCTATGCGACGCATACGTTACGACGTGATTGCAGTTCTGCCAGTTCATGCCCCAGGCGCCGATCTTTGGCTTAATCACCAGCACGCGAAGCGATCCTGTCGCGAACTCATCGTAGATGCGTTCGCGTTCTTCGTCGCTGGTTGTTCCAGCCACTTGTTCCGCCCCGTCAATCGCATCGACGAGCCGGTCGGCTTCGTCGTTCGTGTGACACCAAACAACCGCCTGCCTATCGTGGTTCGTCAAACTGGCGACGTACTCCGTACGCTCGCCAATCGTCCGCTTACGCTCCTGTCGTTCCTCGTGACCACCAAACGCGGGCACCGTAAAAAGCATTCCAGGCGGCGCCGACTTCGCTTCAATGACGTGATCGGTTTCCGTCAGCGGCGGAAGAATAAAATCGCTATCGCTAAACCCCAGGTCGCTGGGCCTGCGGCAAGCTCTTGCCCACGACGCCACCCACCGCCAAAACGCCGTCACCGCGTGATGTCGCAGCCTCCATTGTCCAATCGTCTGCGCGACCCGATAAGCTAGCTTTTGATAGTAGCTCGGATCGGCTTCGATAATCGTCTCAGCCTGCTCCTGTAGTTTCTGTTCCCGCTTCTGCCCCTTGTCGTCAAGCTGCGCGAAAAACCTTCGCAGCATCTCCGAGTAGTTCAATTCGCCCAACGCCTCACTCGACGTTCCAAGCTCCACGTAATCGTTTGGCGCCGCTGTCGCTGTGCAAAGCAACCGATACGGCAGCTTCGACATAAACCGCGTGATGCTCTTGCGGGTTGAGCCGCTGAACGACTTGAGAATGCTCGACTCGTCGCAGACGACGCCCGCGAAGTCTGCGGAATTGAAGTTGTCTAGGCGTTCGTAGTTCGTCACTACGATTCCTCCCCGATGGCTTCCGTCCTGCGAACGCGTCGCCGTCAGTCCGAACTTGATTGCTTCGCGTTCCGTCTGTTTGCTGACCGCTAGCGGCGTGATGATCAGCACTGGCTTGCCAGTGTGCAACACGACGTTTTCGGCCCAGGTCAATTGCATGGCCGTCTTGCCCATGCCGCAGTCGGCGAATATCGCGGCTCGTCCTTTCTGGATTGCCCACTCAACGAGCGATCGCTGAAAATCGAAAAGGAAATCGGGCATCCACAACGGATCAAATCCGATGTTTACGGCGCCCTGTCCTTTGTCTCGAATGAACTCTTGATAGCTCACGTTTCCAGCCCTCCCGTATAAACCGACAACGCATTCTTGCCGGTCGTCGCTTTGATAGCCGTCCCAAGCGTTTCCACGATGCGATCAATTTCCTTGTCGTCATCGCCGACTTCATCGCCATACAAATCGTAAGCCCGTCCGCAACACGCTCGAATTTTGTTGAGCGACTGCCAAGCATCGGCCGCAGCCAAAATAA